CCGGGTGCAGAGCCGGACGCAGCCTCGAGCGCGCATTCCGGGCCTACATGTCCGAGGGGTATGCCTCACTGCTGCCCCGCAACATGGGCAACGACGCGGCGCGGAAGGTGTCCCGCCGGACTGAAAACCTGATCGTGGCGCTTTGGCGAACGAACGACAAGCCGTTTGCAGCCCGAGTGCACGAACTGTATTTGGAGTTTGCGGCGGGCGATACGGAGCTGTTCGACCGGACGACGGGCGAGGTGTTCCGCCCCGAGGATTACCGCTACAAAGGCCGCCCGCAGGCGGTGAGCTGCTCGACCATCCGGCGGTACCTGAAAAACGTGGTCAACGAGACGGCCGTCTATGCCGACCGCAACGGACAGTTCGACTACGCCAACTCGCAGCGCCCGAAGCATGTGCGACACAATGGCAGGTTTGCCCTCTCCAAAATCTCGATGGACGACGCCGTCCTGTCCCGAAAAAGCACCCGCGGCTGGGTGGCCAAATACCTCTGCGTGGACGTCGTCTCGGGCTACTGGTTCCGCCCGGCCTACACCGTGGGCACGCCCACGTTAGACACCGTGATGGAGGCCTTCCGCAACGTCTTTTGCGAGCTCACGGAGCTGGGTCTGCCCATGCCTGCCGAGTTAGAAGTGGAGCATCACCTGATGCAAAACATCGACTGGCTGCCTGAGGCCTTCCAATTCGTCCGTTTCTGTTCGTCGCCCACCGAGAAACGGGCCGAGCACAACATCCGGTCGCTCAAATGGGGCACATCGAAGAAGCAAGGGCACATGCGCGGCCGTTGGTATGGCAAGGCGGAGGCCTTCAAAAGCGTGCGCAACAAGGTGCACGGCGATTTCATCGATCCCACCTTTCAACCGCAAACGATCATTGCCGACGATTTGGCAGACATTGAGTTGCATAATAACGCCTTACACCCGCGGCAGAAAGAGTTCCCCGGGCTGACCCGCCGCGAGGTGCTTTTGAAGCACGCCAACCCGACGCTCCGGCCGATCGCGCCGGAAAGGCTGTATAAACACATCGGCAACGTGACGGAAACGACCATCCGCAACAACGACTACGTGCGGGTAGCCAGTGCCGAGTTCGCCCTTGCAGACTTTGATATGCTCAGCCGCCTTCAGCCGAACGATCGGCGCGTCACGGCCTACTGGCTGCCCCTCGAGGATGGCTCGGTGCCGTGCGTCTACCTCTATCAGGGCGATGTCTACATCGGCCAGGCGACAGCTCGGGCGGAGATGGCCTACAACGAATGCGCCGCGGAACGCACTGAGGCGGACGAGGCACGGATGCTCGTGCAACATAAGCGTGCGGCGCGCTTCGACCGGATGATCCGCGAGCGACGCGAAGAGATTCCCCAGGTGGGCCGGATCAGTAAAGAGACGGCTGAGGCCACGGCCGCGGCGCCGGTCAAAATCGTCGAGACCCGTCAGCCGATCGGCTACGAGGAAGACGAACTCACGGCCTCGATGGAAGATTGGGCCGCCCGCGCGATCGATCAATTATGAACCAACAAAATAGAAACTACTTAACACGAATAGGACATGTTTCGACAGGATAACATTGTAGAGAATGAGCAATCTGATAAAGTGGGCAAAACGCCTCAAACGCATTTATCGCCTCGCAGAAAGCATATGGATCAGCCGGCAATTCAACTAACCAATAGTTTTCCCCTTGCACCTGCCGGCAAGGGCATTTCATCAGCCGGGAAAACGACAAAAGAGCTTTGGTACTCTCGACGAACTGCTTGTCGGGCAGCTCGTCAGGGATCATGCATTCAAGCAAATAATACTCAGTCATAAGCAAGTAAGAATAACGTTAAAAACACGCGAATATATGAGCCTCACGAACGAATACAAAGAGAAAATCCGGGCCGCGCTGGCGGCGCGTCGGGGCAATTTCGACGGCTCGGACGCCCGCTTTGCCGCCACGCTTGGCATAGGCAGCGCGCAATACAGCCGCATCAAGCGGGGCGAGACGGTCGGGGTGCTGGCCGACGAAAAGTGGATCAGCATCGCCCGCCGCTTGGGCGTCGGCCTGACCGATGCGCCGGCATGGCAGACGGCCGAAACGCCCGTGTTCAAATACATCACGGCGCAGCTCGAGATGTGCCAGCAGAACGGCCTCTCGGCTATGCTCTGTGACCTGACCGACATCGGAAAGACCTACACCGCCCGGCAATATGTCAAAACGCACCGCAATACCGTCTACGTGGATTGCTCGCAGGTCAAAACGCGGCAAAAGCTGCTGCGGGGCATCGCTCGGGAGTTTGGCGTGGGTAGCACGGGGCGGCTGGCGGACGTCTACAACGACCTCGTGTTCTACCTCAAAACGCTCGATCGGCCGCTGGTCATCCTCGATGAAGCGGGCGACCTCAGCTATGAGGCTTTCCTCGAGATTAAAGCCCTATGGAACGCCACGGAGCACTGTTGCGGGTATTACATGATGGGCGCTGACGGCCTCAGCGAAAAGATCCGCCGAGCCATCGACAATAAGAAGGTGGGCTACGCCGAAATCTTCGGCCGCTTTGGCAAGCGCTACGGCAAGGTCGTGCCCACGGCCCGCGAAGAGGCCGAGCGCTTCCTTCAACTGACGGCCGCAATGATCATCAAAGCCAACGCCGGGGCGGATACGGATGTGAACCGCCTGCTTCGCCGTCTGATGGGTGAGGATAACACGCCATCCCTCCGACGCATAAACATCGAACTCTCGAAAAGGGCATGAAACGGGCATTGACGGCGCGCAATGTGCTGACCACAAAGTTCAACACCCTCGGGTTCGACGGTGTATGGCGTGATGCGGTGGGCGAGCCCGAGCTGACGGGCAGCTGGATCATCTATGGCGACACGAAGAATGGCAAAACGACCTTCGCTATGATGCTATCCAAGTATCTGACCGCCTTCGGCCGCGTGGCCTACAACAGCGTCGAGGAGGGCAATTCGCGGACGATCCAAATGGCTGTCGACCGCGCCGGCTTGCTCGAAGCGGGCGCCCGCTGGATGTTACTCGACCGCGAAAGCAAGGATGAGCTTTGCGAAAGGCTGCGGCGGCAACGCAGTGCGGACATCGTCTTTATCGATTCCGTGCAATTCATGGATCTGAAGTTTTCGGAATACAAAGACCTCAAGCGGCGCTTCCCCACGAAGCTGTTCGTCTACATCAGTCACGTGGACGGCCGTCGCCCCTCGACGCCCACGGCCCTGCGCATCCTGCGCGATGCCAACGTGGCCTTCCGCATCGAAGGGTTCAAAGCCTTCCCCACGAGCCGTTATGGCGGCGGTCGCCCGGTGGTGATCTGGGACAAAGGCGCGGACGAATACTGGGGGCGAGAAAAAGAAGTAGGGGCGGGTAAGGCCGCCCGGTAGTTACGGGCTTCGCCCGGGTAGTTAGAAGAAGTAGAGAATGATGAAAACAATAGACAACGATCACCGGAAGCGGCAACTGCTGAAGCGCTTCCACATGCTGCTAAACAGGGCGCGGATCGACGAGGACGGTAAGCGCGAGATCCTCGCCTCGTATGGCGTAGAGCATTCCTCGGAAATGGATTGCGCGGGACTGGCCGACGTGTGCAGCAAACTGGCCGTGGCGATGACCCCGCGGGCGTCCGAGGCTGACCGCTGGCGCAAGCGAGTGATGGCCGCCGTGTTCGGCTACTGCCAAGCAATGGACTATGAAGCGGATGTAAATCGGGTAAAGGCCATTGCCTGTAGGGCGGCCGGTGTGACGAACTTCAACCGCATCCCGCTGGAGCGTTTACGCAGCCTTTACAACGCCTTTATGCAGCGTGTAAAAGACATTGAAAAAGTCGGCCGAATGGCGGATACACCCCAGGGCGGCGGGGGCTTCCTCTATGTGATGTTCCCCGACGGACGGAAAGAGATCCCTGGGCGCATAAACAGATAAACACCTAAACGCATAAACAGAAATGACAACAGTAGAAATGACGGCCGAGGAGCGCCAAGAGTTTGAGGCCTACAAACTGGCCAAAGAGAAGAAAGCGGCGGAGGCCAAACGGAAGTCCGATCGCGAAGCCTACACGGAATTGGTGGATGAGACGATCGCGGCCGTAATGCCTGAGCTGACGAATATCAGCGAGGCTATCGCCCAGAAAAAGACGGCCGCGGCGGAGGCCTTCCGCGGGGCATTAGAGATGAAGGCGGAGCTGTTCGGCGTGAAAGACGATCAGCAGTCGCACACGTTCACCAACTCCGAGGGCACGATGCGCATCACCATCGGGCACTACATGCTCGACAATTACCGCGACACGGTGAACGAGGGTATCGCGATGGTCAAAACGTACATCGAATCGCAGGCCCGCGACGATGCCAGCCGTGCGCTGGTCAAGGCCATCCTGCGGCTGCTGTCGCGCGACGAGGCGGGCAATCTGAAGGCCTCCCGCGTGCTACAGCTGCAAAAGATGGCTGAGGAAACGGGCGACGAACGCTTTATAGAGGGCGTGCGCATCATCCAAGAGAGCTACCAACCCACGCCCTCGAAAGACTACATCCGCGCGGCGGTACGCGACGAGTCGGGCGCCTGGGTGGCCATCCCCTTAAGCATGACGGACGTATGATCATCGCAGTAGACTTTGACGGAACGATCCACGACGGCCAGTGGCCGAGGATTGGCGAGGCGATGCCTGGGGCGCGTGAGGCGATCAACGCTCTGCGCGCAGAAGGGCACTACATCATTATCTGGACATGCCGCGAAGGGCGCCAGCAAACGGAGATGGTGAACTGGCTGCTTGAAAAGGGCATCGGCTTCGATCGCATCAATGATCATCAGCCGGATCAGGTGGTGGCCTATGGTAGCGACGCGCGCAAGGTGTATGCGCATTGCTACGTGGACGATAAGAACGTAGGCGGGATGCTCCCGTGGAAAGATATTGCCGCGTGGATCCGCCATCGGGAAGCGGCCTACCGGGGGGCGGCCTCTACCGAGGCAGGGAAGTTTGGCCGGGGGAATCTTCGGATGCCGGCGAATTTGACCGGGTACCCGTGTAGGGGCGAACCCTGCATTCGCCCCATTAGACGGCCCCCAACGGGGCCGAATGAATATGTCTGGCGCCCGTCCCTGTTGGGACGTCTGTGGGGCGTATGCAATACGCCCCTACACACGGGTACCATAAAACGAGGGTCGCCGCAGGCCTAAATCCTGTTTTTGGCGTGAAATGAGGGTCGCCGCAGGCTTCAATCCTGTTTTTGGCGTGAAATGACCCTCGCCGCAGGTCTAAATCCTGTTTTTGGCGTGAAATGACCCTCGCCGCAGGCTTCAAATCGATTTTTGGTGCGCGGCGACCCTCATTTGGAGTGCGAGACGCCGCTTCCCCTCATGGGGGCTTTTGTTTACTTTGCATACCAACTAAAGACGTTAGCTGTAATGACCGGACAGAACCAGACGAAAGAGACGGAGGGAAATCCTTCCATGTGTTTGACACGGGTGGAGCGTCGCGAGGCGCGCC